TGTTGGTTCCGGGTGGACCGTTGGTCAAAGGTCTTGTGGCTGGTCTGGGATTGTTGACCAGCAAGCTGATTGAAAGTGGCAAACTGGTTGCTGAACAAGCAGACAGCATTTACAAATCCTACAGAGAGTTGGCCAAAGCTGGTGCTACAGGCGCCGGCGCCATGCAAGACACATTTGATGGATTGCAACGTCTGGGTCTAGGTGTAGAACGATTCAACGAAGTGATTCGCATGGTCAACGAAAATGCAGCCGAACTGGCTGATTTTGGTGGCACTGTGAACCGCGGCAAGAAGATTTTTGAAAAATCCATGCAGGATATGACTGATCAGCAGCGTATTCAAATGGAGCAAATGGGTTTGGATCGTACAGCCCAGGCTGAAGCCACACTGGAATACATCAAGCAACAGCGTTTGTTGACTCGCGGCACTCGAGATCAAATGGATACATCCAGCACAGCAGTCATGCGCTATGTCAAAGAAACTGACTTGCTGACTCGTATCACTGGCTTAAACCGCAAAGGACAAGAAAAGCTCATGGACGATGCCATGCGCAACGAAGCTTTCAATGCCACTTTGCAGCAGATTCGTGAAGAACAAGGTGAAGCAGCAGCCAAGCAAGTGCAAGCAGCCCTGGTCATGGCACAAAAAGCTGGACCAGAAACTGCCAAACAGTTTATGGCCAGTATATCAGGATTTGTGGGATCATCTGACGAAGCTGGTCAAGCATTCATGGCCACTGGTGGCAAGATAGCCGAAGTAACTGATGCTCTGCGTAGCGGCCAATTGAAAAATACCAAAGACACTGCTGTGGCCATGAACGACTTGTTCAAGGCCTATGGTGACACTGCACGACAGTTTAGAGGTCAGGCACAAATGATGAACTATGGCAAGACTTTTGGCAGCTTCTACGAAGCAGTCAAAGCTGGTCAAATGAGCATTGAAGACTTGGCCAAGGCCTATGATGAAGCACAGCAACAGCAAAAAGACCAACTGACCGATCCGCTGACTAGAGATGCAGCTAAGATGGAAAACGATGCCAGGGCCAAACAAATTGCTGATCAAAAGCTGGTGAATCTGGGCATGGAAGCGTTTATTACAGCTAACTCGTTGGCAGCAGAAAATGCTAGAAAGCTGTCTGAAGCAGCCTTGGCCGCTGCCCTGGCCTTGGACAAGCTGAGAGAAAGCACTGACAAAAAACGCACCCAGTCGTTGGAAACAGCCAAAAAAATTCACGAAGGCGCAACACAAACAGCACTGGAAGCTGCAGATCAAGCCAGAGCTGTGGCCAAAGATCCCAATGCCACACCGCAAGAAAAACAAGCTGCCAAACAAGCAGCAGATCAAGCAGCAGCAGCAAGTCAACAAACTGCTAGAGAACAGAGAGAAGCCTATCTTAGAGAAAAAAACCAACGGCGTGAGCAGCGCAAAGCTGAGAACGCAGCCAAAATGGGTCTTGCTGCTCCTTCAAGTGCAGCACCATCAGCACCGTCTGGAGGCAGTGGAGCAGCAGCACCTGGAGGTGGCGGAGCAGCACCTGGCGGTGGTGGTCAAGAACATGTATTCACTGGGCCTATGGGACCAGCAGCAGCACCTGGAGGTGGCGGAGCAGCACCTGGCGGTGGTGGTCAAGAACATGTATTCATTGGGCCTATGGGACCAGCAGCAGCACCTGGAGGTGGCGGAGCAGCACCTGGCGGTGGCGGAGCAGCACTAACAGCACCAGGCAAAATGGGCGGAAAGTTCAATCGCATGCCTGGTGCTTCTACTACTCCAGGGGTGTCTGCTCCATCCCCATCTCCAGCAGGTGGTGGAGCAGCGTCAGCTGCGCCTAAAATGCAATCGTCTAAGAGCCAAGAAGCTGAAAAACCCAAAGCTGCTCCGCAGCAGGCACTGCCCAATACACACGGTGCTGATTCAACAGCCGCAGGCAAAAAATTCTCTGGCAGCCAACCAGTCAGTGATAGATTGCTGGCATTTATTAGATCCAAAGAAGGATTTTCGGCCAAAGCCAAATGGGATTATGCTCAATACAGCAACGGTTATGGCACCAAAGCTCTGAGCCCCACTGAAGAAATCACTAGAGAAGAAGCTGAAAAAAGGTTACGGGCTCAGGTGCAAAAAACACAGGACTTTGTGAGTCAACATCTAGACAAACACGGATACACATACGGTCCTAACCAGTTAGAAGGGCTGGCTTCTTTTGCTTACAATTTAGGTCCTGGTGGATTGCAACAACTAACCGGCAACGGAACTCGCGGGTGGTCTGAAATCATGGCCATGATCACAGCCTATAATCAGGCAGGCGGCGAGGTAAAAGAAGGCCTTGTTCAACGTAGAAATCAAGAATTGGCCATGTTGGAAGAAAGATTTGCTGCTGCAAAACCAGGAGCAGGTAAACAACCTGGTCAACCTGGTAGTGGCAAAATGACTCCTTTAGACCAAGTACAACAGGCTGGACTCAAAATTCGGCCATACGGAGACGTTTATCAAGGTGGTTTACTGACGCCTACCGCAGTGCAGGTAGCACAGGCCATTCAACAGTTGCCTGAATTTGGTATGTATACTGGATTAAATGATGTGTTTCACCATCAGAAACATCCGCGAAGCACACATGCATTTGGTAGAGGCTTAGATTTTACTTTTTCTAAAAAGCCCAGTATAGAAGAAGCCCAAGATCTCAAAAGACGAATCGGCCAAATAGCTGGTGTCAAACGTGTACTCAATGAGTATTACAAACCACCACATGGTGATGTTAATCCATACACCAAAGGCGATCATTTTCACGTAGATGCTCAGGCTAGATACGGCGGAGTTTTTTCAGGACCTGTTTCTGGATACCCTGTTACACTGCACGGCAACGAAGCTGTGATTCCATTGGACGGTGGAGCAGTGCCTGTAAAGTTTGATCGCAGTTTTATAGCAGACATTATTAATTCGCAAAAAGAGCGCATGGCCAATACTCCAGAGGCAGCCTCCACAGCCGCTGCTGTAACAGCCAGTGCTAACAGTTTGACCAACTTGATTGATATTATGCAACAAACACAGTCCAGCAATGATGCACTGATATCGGCCATGAATGAAATGGTTAAAGCTCAGAAAAACAGCAACGACATTCAAAACAAGTTACTGAGTTACGCACAGAACTAACGGTAAATAAACCACTATGGCAGAACAATCCAAATCAGGCTGGCGCAAATATTTCAAGGTTGCAGACACTTCGGGTGTGATGAGTCCTATCTCAGGCTCTAACCAGTTTGGTTTTCCGGGCTACAGCAAAAACGACGGCAGCAGTCACGGCGACCTGTTTACATTTCGCAACTATGCCAGTAGACTGCCTGAAGTTTATTCAGGTCATCCTAATCGTGTGGAACGTTACAATCAGTACGAAAACATGGACATGGACTCAGAGATCAATGCTTGTTTGGACATCATAGCTGAGTTCAGCACTCAAATCAATGAACAAAACGGCACCCCGTTTGAAATAGACTATCAAGACAAGCCCACTGATCACGAAATAGAAATCATTCGCAAACAGATGAAGCAGTGGGTCAAGCTCAATCAACTGGACCAACGCATATTCAAACTGTTTCGCAACACTGTGAAATACGGTGATCAAGTGTTTGTGCGTGACCCAGAAACGTTTGAAATGTACTGGGTGGACATGAGCAAAGTGGCTCGCGTGATTGTGAACGAATCAGAAGGCAAGCGACCTGAACAGTATGTGATCCGAGACATCAATCCCAACTTTCAAAATCTCAGTGTGGCAGCCAAAACCACCACTGACTACATGACCAATCCTGTGACAGGCAGCATATCAGGCAATGCCAACTATACCATGCCCAATGGCGGCATGGGTGGCGGGGTGGGCAACTCAAGATTTATGACTGCCATGAACGAAACCTGCATTGACGCCAAGCACGTGGTTCATCTCAGTCTCAACGAGGGTTTGGATGTGTTTTGGCCTTTTGGGCGCAGCATCCTAGAAAACATTTGGAAAGTGTTCAAACAAAAAGAACTGTTGGAAGACTCTATCCTGATTTACCGCGTGCAGCGTGCGCCTGAACGCAGAATTTTCAAAATTGACGTGGGCAACATGCCAAGTCATCTAGCCATGCAGTTTGTGGAACGTGTGAAAAACGAAATGCATCAACGTCGTATTCCCACTGTCACAGGTGGCGGTGCCAACATGATGGATGCCAGTTACAATCCACTGTCAGTGGGCGAAGATTACTTTTTCCCACAGGGCCAAGACGGTCGCGGCTCGTCAGTGGAAACTTTGCCTGGCGGTCAGAACCTGGGCGAAATTGACGACTTAAAATATTTCAACAACAAAATGGCTCGCGGTCTGCGTGTGCCTAGCAGCTATTTGCCCACAGGACCTGACGATTCAGATCGTGCCATGAGTGATGGCAAAGTGGGCACTGCACTGATTCAAGAGTACAGATTCAATCAGTACTGCGAACGTTTGCAAGGGTTAATTGCGCAGAAACTGGACGATGAGTTTAAGATGTTCTTGAAGTGGCGCGGATTCAACATTGATTCCAGCCTGTTCAATCTCAAATTCAATGCTCCACAGAATTTTGCCAGTTACCGCCAGAGTGAACTGGACAACACCAGAATTCAAGCATTCATGCAGCTGGAGCCTTTGCCCTACATGAGCAAACGATTCTTGTTAGAGCGTTTCTTGGGCTTGACCGAAGATGAAATTCAACAGAACGAAGAAATGTGGCGTGAAGAACGTGACGATCCAGATGCTTCTACTCCTGCAGGCAGCGATCTAAGAGCAGTGGGTATCACACCCGGCGGCATAGAAACAGACATTGCCACAGGTGAAGAAATGGCCAACATGGGCGCTGAAGGTGCAGCACCAACAGGAGATGTTGGCGGAGCTGGACTCACTGGTGCCGCAGCAGCTCCTGCACCAGCTGGCGCTGGACAACCTGGCACTGTATAAATACAAACATCATGCTATTGACTGAATTTTTCAAACGTGAGCCCAGTGCCTATCAAGACCTATCGCAGGACAATAGCCAGCCTCAATTGGGCGATCTGCGTAAAACTCGTCTCACTTTGCGTCAGTTAAACAAGCTGCGCAAGATGAATGACATTCGTGCTTTGGAATACAAAGACAAACTCAAACTGGTACGCAAACAGTATCAACCCCCGGCTCAACCTGTAGCCTGATTCACATCTGAGAAAAAACTGCCGTTTTGAGGCCATAACCCTATAGATTTAGGCTGTTATTGTAAATAACAGCACACTTTACCTATAGGAGTTTCCCAATATGAACCGTTTTGAACAGCTGATCGAATATGTGATCAACGACGAAGAACAAAAAGCTCGCGAGCTTTTTCATGACATCGTAGTGGCCAAGAGCCGCGAAATTTACGAAAACCTCATGCAAGAGGAAGAAGAGCTTGACGAAGCCAAGCACGACGAAGAGCTTGACGAAGCCGAAGAAATGGACGAAGAGCTTGACGAAGCCGAAGAAATGGACGAAGGAGCCATGGGCGGTGACGCTGCTGACGACTTAATTGACGAAGTAGAAACCGACGAACAACAAGACATGAGCATGGAAGCCGAAGGCGATGACATGAGCGGCGATGACATGGGCGACGGTGGCGACGATGCAATGGACATGGACATGGGTGGCGACGAGGGCAGCAGTGAGCCTGCTACCAAAGACGACATCATGAATTTGGAAGACAAACTGGACGAACTCATGGCTGAATTTGAAGCTGCCATGGGCGGTGACGACATGGGCAACGGTGACAACATGGGCCCAGACGAAGGTGGCGATGCTATTGAAGTTGACGACACTGAAGAAATGATGCCCATGGCCGAAGCTGTGAGCCTCAAAGCTGCTCCCAAGCCAGTGACCACTGAGCAAGGTGACGGCAAAGCTGGCCCAGTGGCTTTTAACTCAGGTGCAGCTGGCATGGCCAGCAAGCCAGTGAAAACAGGCACAGACGGCGGCGGTCATCACGACGCAGCACCTTACCGCAACAGTACCAAAGAGCTGATTGGCAAAGTTGGCAACAGCCCTTCTCAATCAACTCAACAACCCAAACCTGCTACCAAGCCACACTTGGCTCAGGCCTCTGGTGTGAACACCAAGAGCCCACTGCCGGGCGGACGTAAGGGTTAATCGGATGTCGTCAAGATATCTCAGAGAAGATCTTACATTTAATCAAGCTAACATCCAGGTCTTGGAAGAGGCCGATGTTAGCGGGGGTAAGAATCTCTACCTCAAAGGTATTTGCATTGAAGGCGACAAACGCAATGCCAATGAACGCATCTACCCACGCCACGAAATACTCAAAGCTGTAGAAACCATCAACGAGCAGATCCGCAACGGAAATTCCGTTTTAGGTGAAGTGGACCATCCAGACGATCTCAAGATAAACTTGGATCGTGTGTGCCATTCTGTAGAAGGCATGTGGATGGACGGACATGCTGGTTGTGGCAAGCTCAAAATTCTACCCACTCCCATGGGGAATTTGGTCAAAACTCTACTGCAATCTGGCGTGAAACTGGGTGTGAGCAGCCGAGGATCAGGTAATGTTGACGACAGAACAGGACATGTAAGTGACTTTGAAATTGTCACTATAGATGTGGTTGCCCAACCCAGTGCTCCCAATGCATATCCCACAGCCATTTATGAAGGACTCATGAACATGAAGTACGGTCATAAGGTCATGGAAATAGCCAAAGAGGCTGGCAAGGATGACAAAGTAAAGAAGTATCTTGGTCGGGAAATCAAACGCCTGATTCAAGAACTTAAAATCTAAGGAGAGACAAGCATGTTTGATGCTATTAAACCATTGCTAGATAGCGGCTTGATCAACGAGGATGTCAGCAAAGAACTCAACGAAGCTTGGGAATCAAAGTTGACAGAAGCTCGAGAACAAGTGCGTGCAGAACTCCGCGAAGAGTTTGCACAACGCTATGAGCACGACAAGTCAGTAATGGTAGAAGCCCTAGATAAGATGGTCACAGAAGGTCTAGCAGGAGAATTGGCACAGATTGCTGCTGAAAAGCAAGCATTAGCTGAAGATCGTGTGAAGTTTCAAGGCAAGATGAAAGAGTCAGCCACCAAGTTTAACAACTTCTTGGTTACCAAACTTGCCGAAGAAATTTCTGAACTGCGCAAAGACCGCAAAATGCACACCGAAGGAGTTGCCAAACTTGAGAACTTTGTGGTGCATGCTCTAGCTAAAGAAATCACAGAATTTGCCAAAGACAAGCGCGATGTTGTTGAAACAAAAGTGCGTCTGGTACGCGAAGCCCGTGACAAGCTAGAAGGACTCAAAGCCAGATTCATCAAAGAATCTGCTGCAAAAATGAGTTCTGCTGTGAGCCGTCATTTGAAGGCCGAACTGAATCAACTTCAAGAAGATATCCGTGTTGCTCGTGAGAACAGCTTTGGACGTAGAATTTTTGAAGCATATGCAGCTGAATTTGGTGCCACTCATCTCAATGAGAAGGCCGAAGTTCGCAAGTTGCATGATCTGATTGCACACAAGGACAAGAAATTGTCTGAAGCAATCAAACTCACCGAGAAAGCCAAAGTCTTGGTTGAGAACAAGGAACGCGAACTGCGTGTGATCAAAGAAGGCAACGAGCGCGAATCAACTATGCGCGAATTGCTGAGCCCTCTTAACAAAGAGAAGCAAGAAGTCATGCGTAATTTGTTGGAAAGCGTGCAAACACCACGTTTGAAAAGCGCTTTTGAAAAGTATCTACCAGCAGTGCTGGAAGACCGTTCAGTGAAAGCCCGCAAGGTGATCGCAGAACAGGTATCCGCAGTAACCGGTGATAAGACAGCTCCGCAAAAACTACAATCTGAAGAAGATCGCAGCAATGTGATTGATCTGAAGAGACTGGCTGGACTGTAAAACAAAAATTTTAGGAGACTTAAATGTCAATGGAATTACTTGAAAGTCGCTGGGGCGAGACCAAAGAAGCTCTGCTTGAAGGTCTCAATGGTACCAAGCGCAATTCGATGAGTGTTATCCTGGAAAACACCAAGCGTTACTTGAAAGAGAACGCCAGTGCAGGTAGCACCGCTTCTGGCAACATTGCCACACTGAACCGTGTGATTCTGCCAGTGATCCGTCGTGTGATGCCAACTGTTATTGCTAACGAGTTGGTTGGCGTTCAGCCAATGACTGGCCCAGTGGGTCAAATCCACACTCTGCGTGTACGTTATGCACAGAGCTTGACTGATTCTTCTGCTGCTGCTACTTCTGTCACAGCTGGCCAAGAAGCATTGAGCCCATTCACTATTGCTACTGCATATTCTACAGTACCAAAAGACACAGCAACAGCAACAGCTTACACTGGTGGCAACACAGCTACCATGGAAGGCACTGGCGGTAAGCAGATCAGCGTTCAGATTCTGAAACAAGCTGTTGAAGCCAAGACCCGCAAGCTGCAAGCTCGTTGGACTTTTGAAAGTGCTCAAGACGCTCAAGCCATGCACGGCATTGACGTTGAGGCCGAAATCATGGCTGCTCTGGCACAAGAGATCACAGCTGAAATTGACCAGGAAATCCTGTTGAGCCTGCGCTCACTGGCTAGTACTGAGTTCACTTACAACCAGGCTACCGTTTCTGGTACAGCCACATTCGTTGGTGACGAACACGCCGCTCTGGCCGTGTTGATCAACCGTGTTGCTAACCTGATTGCTCAGCGTACACGTCGTGGTGCTGGTAACTATGCAGTGGTCAGCTCTGCTGCCCTCACCGTGCTGCAAAGTGCTACCACTTCTGCGTTTGCTCGCACAACCGAAGGTACTTTTGAAGCTCCTACCAACACCAAGTTTGTTGGTACACTGAACGGCTCAATGAGAGTGTTTGTTGACAGCTATGCTGCTGACACCACTCCTGTGCTGGTTGGTTACAAAGGTAGCTCAGAAGCCGATGCTCCAGCATTCTACTGCCCATACATTCCTCTGATGAGCAGTGGTGTTGTTCTGGATCCAACCACATTCGAACCAGTCGTGAGCTTCATGACTCGTTACGGATACATCGAACTTACCAACACTGCCAGCAGCTTTGGTAACGCCGGTGACTACGTGGGTGAGATCGCCGTCAGCAACCTCAGCTTCAGCTAATCCACTCATTGGATTGCAAGCAACAAAAAGGCCCTTCGGGGCCTTTTTTACTGGCATCAAACAAATAGCCATTGAAAAGCCTGTGCATCCAAGCTGGTCATGCAAGGAGGAGCACAGGCAGATATATTAGCTTAACGACCTAAATTAAAGTTTGCATAGATATTTATCTAACACTGCTATTGTAGCAGTTACACTTTGAACCACGACAGATATTGGGCAACTTTCTTGGTTACACTAGCCCAATCGTCTTGAGCAGGCTGTCTAAACAGTCTGGCTGTGCTGTACCAGGGCGAGTCATCGCGATTTAGTAGATATCGCCAGTCTGTGCCGAACCAATTCAACATAATCCAAGTGGGTCGACCCAGTGCACCACTGAGGTGCGCCACTGCGGTATCCACAGATATCACCACATCCATGGCCATGATCAGGGCAGCACTGTCAGCAAAACTTTGAATTGATCCTGGAAATCTGCTGACGCCAGCAGCAGCCAAAGCTGACTCTTGTTCTTGGTCAGCATCAACTTGAAGATTGATCCATTCATACTGCGGATTGGTTTTGATCAGCTCCAGCATGGTTTCAAACGGCATGCCTTTGTGTTCGTTGAGCCAGTTGTCTTTGCGACCGCTCCAACAAAAGCCCACTCGCATGCGAGTTTTTGGACCCAATCGTTGTAACCACTGTTGTTGTAATTGCATATTGGCATTGAGATAGTTTACTGGTCTGGGCAAGTTTTCCAGCGTGATGCCCATGACACCAGGAATACTCATGATTGGTACCCAGTAATCAAAGTCGCCCACATCGTCGCCATATCTAGCAATGGTCTCTAGCAACGGACTGCCAGCCAGCAACGGTATCAATGGTTCAGTTATCTTTAGTTTGATTTTGGCTCCCATCACATGTAGGTTATAGAGAAATCTACAGAATTGAATGTTGTCGCCGTGTCCTTGCTCACCTTCGACTAGAATGGTTTTGCCTTTGAGATCTTGGCCAGTCCAGCGTGGTTGACTGTGTTTGGGCAGTGTACCCGCCAGGTGTTCATAGTTCCAACGAGTTTCATACTGTTGCCAACCCTCTTGGTATCGTCCTATTTGCAACAATGCCACAGCCAAGTTGAATTGAGCCGTAACCGATGTTGGTTCCAGGGCAATGGCATGCTGTAAGAAAGGCAATGCTCTAGCAGGCTGTCCGCATTCTCTCAGCACATTGCCATAGTTGTTCCAGGCCGCTGCTGACTCAGGATCTTCTACAAAAGCTTGCGCATAGCATTTGAGTGCTTCACGGGGCTGGTGTTGTGCTCGTAATTGGTTGCCTTGTGCAATTAAGTTGTTAGTGTCCATGGTGATATTTAATGCCGCACAAGATTGTTTTAAACATTTTTTATAAATATACAGTTCGCAATACGGCGACTTATGCAGGTAGCCCCTGCGTAGCGGCTAAAACCCGCATTGGGCTTCTTTAAGGAGAAAACAAATGGCAAGAGCTCTAAAAATTCAAAAGTATGGTACCGCTCAAGGTATCACTATCAATTCCAATGGCACAGTGAACCAACCAGCTGCGGCTGTGCCTGTGGACCAAGGTTATCCTAATTTTGGATCACTGACCAACCCAGTTTACAATTCTGCTGACACACTCAGTGCTGATGATTTCATTGGCGTAGTGGGCGGCAACAGCAGCACAGCTACCACTACAAGTTATCCAATTATTCTGCCACAGGTCAACATCAGTTTGGCTGACGGAACTGATACCACTGCTGGTAACGGACGTATCATCCGTCAAAAAGGTTCACACAAGTTCTTAGTGGCCTATGTGGCCAGCACCACCGCTGACGGCAGCTTTATTGTAGGCCAAGCCTATCAAATTGTCAGCACTGGAACCACTGTCTGGGCCAATGTGGGCGCAGGCCGCGACACAGTGGCAGCAGGCGACATTTTTACTGCCACAGCAGCCAACGGTGGCGGCGACGGCACTGCATACCCTGTGGGAGTATGTGTGTTGTCCAACACTGGCACACCAGCAGCTGGTTTCATGAGCATTGAATACTCTGTGGGTGACAGCTCTGCGGTTTATGCCAGCTATATCACAAACAAGTGGATTCGCGACTGGAACGGCATGACCTATGGTAACTACAGCAACAGTAATTTTGGAACCAATATTCAATCTGGTGAAAACTTCTATCCTGTGAACTTCTTCACTGACGAAGGCACTGTGACCTGGAGTGGTGCAGAAATCATCAATGGTGCCGAAGCGCAGAACGGCAGTCTGCAATTGGCACAGGTGGTCAAAGCAACATCTTAATTTTGATTTGACCCCAAAATCCTCTCAGCTACATACTGAGAGGATTTTTTTATGAGCATAGCTTTTGTATTAGGCAATGGAATCAGTCGGCAAGGCATCAGTTTGGATCAGCTTGGTCAGCGCGGCCCAGTGTATGGTTGTAATGCTTTGTATCGAGAGTATGCGCCTTCAATATTGGTAGCCACTGATCGACCCATTGCGGAACAAATACAGCACAGTGGTTACGCTCAAAAGCATAAATTTTACACTCGCAAACCCATAGACGGCCTTGGTGCCATGCGTATTCCTCAGGCCTACTGGGGTTTCAGCTCAGGACCAGCTGCTGTGGCCTTGGCAGCTCTAGATCGCAACGTACACATCTATATGTTGGGGTTTGACATGGGTCCCAACAATGCTGGTAAGTTTAACAATGTGTATGCAAACACTGAATTCTACAAATCCAGCGCTGCCACTCCTACTTACACAGGCAATTGGACACGTCAGCTTTGCCAAGTGGTCAATGATTTTTCCAAAGTAAATTTCTACCGAATCAAAGGCCATACCACAGCAGAAATTGCCCAGTTTCAACACCTAACCAACTTAAAACATCTGCACATTGAAGACTTCCTGGCACTCATAAATATGTGAAAAGGATTTCTAAATGTCCAGTTTCGTCGAAAAAATTGATGGCAGCTTTACGCTACAAACTCAAAATCCTGCTGATACCATAACGTTCAGCGGAGCCACAGCCAACGCTGCCGAAGTGATCATCGACGGCGATCTCACAGTAACTGGCAACGCAACTCTGCTGGGAAATCTAGCAGCAGATCAGATTTTCAACGGCAACAGCAGTGTGGCAATTCCTGTAGCAGCTGGCAACGTCACAGTTTCAGTGGCCGGCGTCTCCAATGTGGCTGTGTTTAACACAGAAGGTATGTCTGCTGCTGGCAACGTAACTACTGGCAATTACTTTGTTGGTAACGGTTTCTTTCTTACAGGTGTGGCCACTGGCACCATTGCCAACATTGGCAACGGTCTAACCAGTATCAGTGTGCCTGTTACCAACGGCAACATCATTGCCAATGTTGGCGGTACTGGAAACACAGTGGTCACTGCTGCCACTGGTCAGTATGTAACGGGTATACAAAGTGTTTCAGGCAACATTTTAAGTTCGGGCAACATCAGCACCTCTGGCACTGTTTTGGCTCCTAATGTGTTTGCCAGCCTCAACGTAACCAGTGCAGTGGTCAGTGCATCAGGCAATGTCACTGGTGGCAATTTACTCACACCAGGCACAATCAGTGCAGCAGGCAATCTACAGGCTTTGAATGTCAACGCTGGAAATTTGAGTCTCACTGGTAATATTTTGTCGCCTATTAGTTTAACGTCAAACATTGTGACCACAGCCAATGTAAGCAGTGGCAACATATTGACCACAGGACAAGTTTCTGCCGCTGGCAATGTCACTGGTGGCAACTTGCGCACAGGTGGTGTAGTCAGTGCAGCGGGCAATGCCAGCATCACTGGTAATGTGTCAGCTGGTAATCTTCTTACCACTGGGTTGATTTCTGCCACAGGATTGATCAGTTCAACAGGCAATGTCAGAGGTGCTAATTTGATCACTGGTGGATTGCTCACAGTCACTGGCAACATCACAGGTGGCAACATTGCTTCAGGTGGGTTGATTTCGTCAGCTGGAAACATTGCTGCTGCTGGCAACATTTCAGCAGGCAATTTGTCAGTGGTTGGGCAGCTCAGTGTTGGCGGAAATATCACTGGCAATGTGATCACTGGTAATACTGTGAGCTCAACTGGCAATGTCAACACCGTGGGTATTGTGGGCACTGGCAACATTTCTACCACAGGCAACATCACAGGTGGTAATTTGATCAGTTCTGGTGCAGTGATTACCACTATCTCTGGAACTAATATCAGTGTAACAGGTAATGTCACGGCCAACAATATCAATGCCAATAACTTGAGTTTAGCTGGCAATGTGTTGTCTGCTATTAACTCAACTTCTAATATCACAACAACAGCCAATACCAGTTCAGGCAATTTGTTAACATCTGGAATCGTTAGTGCAACTGGCAATACCACAGCTGGAAACATAAACACAGCTGGTCAAGTATCTGCAAGTGGTAATGCCACTGCTGGCAATGTCAACACTGGTGGATTAATTTCAGCCACAGGTAACGTAATAGGCGGTAATGTAACCACAACTGGTGGAGTATCAGCCACCGGCAACATCACAGGTGGCAACGTAAACACCAACACAGTGGTTGGTACCAATACTACCATACAGAGTTCTGGTAACCTCAATCTCAGCGCAACTGGCAACATTGTGGTCAATTCAGTCAACATCAATGGAGTGGCTGATCCTGTGCAAGGTCAAGACGCTGCTACTAAAAACTATGTTGACACTGTGGCCACTGGTTTGGATCCCAAAGCGTCAGTGGTGTATGCCACTGCCGCAGCTCTTAATGCTTATACCTACAACAACGGTACGTTGGGTGTGGGTGCCACAATCACTGCCAACGCAGCTGGTGCACTGTCAGTGGATGGAAACACACCCACGGCCAATTCACGCATTTTGGTCAAGAACGAAACCAGCGGCAATGCGCCCTACAACGGCATCTATTTGGTAACTACAGTGGGCAATGGCACAGCCTCTTTCCAACTCACACGAACCACTGATTTTGACACCAATACTGAAATGGCTGGCGCTTTTGTGTTTGTGGAAGCAGGGTCTACCAATGCTGACACTGGTTGGGTGTGCACAACCAACACTCCTATTGTGGTTGGCACAACCAACATTGCTTTTTCACAATTTTCAGGTGCAGGCACCTATACCGCAGGCACTGGTCTAAGCTTAACTGGCACTGTGTTCAGCATTGCTGACTCAGGAGTAATTGGTGGTACTTATGGATCAGGCACTGCCGTGCCTGTGCTTGCAGTCAATAATCAGGGACAGATCACAAGCATTGTGACAGTGGCCACACAGGCTCCAGCTAACACTCTGATTGGCAACACTCTCAGCAGTAATGTTGTCAACAGCAGTTTGACCACAGTGGGTACGTTGACCAGTGTCAGTGTGTCTGGCAATGTGCAAGGCGGCAATCTGCGCACAGCTGGTTTGGTCACTGCCACTGGTAACATAGATGGTGGTAATATGCGCACAGCTGGTGTGGTCACAGCCACGGGCAACATAATTTCTGCTGCCAATGTCAGTGGCGGCAATGTGATTGCTACCAGTACAGTATCTGGCACAACTGTGAGTGCATCAGGCAACATTAATAGTGGTAACTTGAGAACTGTGGGTCAGGTGTCTGCTACTGGTAATGCCACAGTTGGTAACTTGACTACAGCAGGTTTGATATCTGCCGCTGGCAACATTGATGCTGGCAATGTCAACACAGTTGGGCAGGTCTCTGCAACAGCCAATGTCTCAGGTGGTAATTTAAGAACTGGTGGTACAGTGTCTGCCACTGGCAACATCATCACTGCTGGATTCTTCATTGGTGACGGAGCATTAATCAGCAATGCCAGTTTTGCTGGCACCCAACTGGTCAATGGTACTACCAATTGGACTATTCCTATTTCAAGCGGAAACATAGTAGGAACCGTGGCTGGCACTGCCAATGTAATAGTGATAACCACTGCAGGAATCAGTGTAGTTGGCAATGTAGTTGCTGGAAATACAGTTGGTACTCACATTGGTGCAGTAAACTTTGGATCAAACACAATTACTGGCACTGGCAACATCACTGGCGGCAATTTGTTGTATGGAGCAGGAGTAGTCAGCGGCACAGGCAACGTGATTGGTGGAAATTTGAATGCTGCTGGTCTGAGTTTGAGCAGTAATGTTGTCAGTGCATTGAATTCAACTTCAAACATCACAACTACTGCCAACATCTCAGGTGGAAATTTAATTGGCTCACATGTTGGAAATTTAGTTGGCACTACTGCTAGCCTAACAGGCAATGTCACAGCAGGTAACGTAAATGCAGCAGGACTGAGTTTGAGTGGTAATGTTGTCAGTGCATTGAATTCAACGTCGGCTATTACAACCACTGCCAACATCACTGGTGGCAATATCCAAGGCGGAGCCAACGTCAATGCCACAACTCACACAGGTGGCACAGTGAATGTGACTGGCAATGTAGATTCAGGAAACTTACGCACCAGCGGACAAGTCAGTGCTGCTGGCAATGTCACAGCTGGCAACATTTACTCTGGGGGCAGAATTGACAGTTTGGGAGCTATGTCTGCTGCTGGTAACATCACAGCTGGTAATCTAGTGACCAGTGGTGCAATGACCGCGTCTGGTAACGTCACTGGCAACTACATTCTTGGCAATGGTGCTCTGCTAACTGGTGTGATAACATCTGTGGCCAATATCAACAACGGCACATCCAATGTCACAATTGCTGCGGCCAATGCCAATGTTGCAGTGGCAGTGAATGGCACAGCCAATGTGGCTGTGTTTGCCAATACCGGAGTGTTTGTAACTGGAGTAGTCAGTGCATCAGGCAACATCACTGGTGGCAACATATTGGGTGGCGCCAATGTCAACGCCACGACTCACACAGGTACCACAGTGTCAGTCACTGGCAACATCACTGGTGGCAACATATTGG